AAGAAGGCAAGCAAGTGCCATTTTCAATGGCAGCGATGAAAGAGTTTTCTGATGACTCCTATTGGCTTCGCGGTGTCCTGAACGCTTACACTGAGACCTTTGAGGGTGCGAAGCTGGGAAACTAAGAGCCGCCGCTAAATATTGGGTAAGCGGTGGCAAGAGAGTCGATGATAAAAGCGCAGAGGACGCTGCAGCTTTTGGCTTAGAGCTGCAGCGCAAGAAAGAAACGTCTTCTGACCATTTTGAAGTGTGGGAGGATAACTGGGAGACCGTCCTAATGTTTTTGCGGATGGCTACGCAATGGAATGTCACAATGGGCGGATACGTTGGCCTGAAGTACGAGGTGCTGGTTGGTGCAGGGGGGTTGATGTCCTTGTATGATGTAGATAATCCACGCGAGATGCTTGAGGGCATTCGAGAAATGGAATCTGTGGCACTCGCTGAATTGAATAAGAGAGATGGCAAATAAGACTGTTTCAAGTATAATTATTGCGCTTGAAACAAAAGGCGCGGAAAGGATTGGCGGCCTCAAAAGCTCGCTGCGTGAATTAGGCAAAGCTTCTACTTTAAGCGGCAAAGAACTTGCCCAGTTAAGAAAAGATATTCTTGAGGTTGGCGAGGGCTTAAGCGACTCCGAGCAGGCGATCAAGGGCCAGATATCTGCCTTAGAAGGCTTGCAAAAGCAGGTCAGCCAATCGGGCTTCATTTATTCCGATTTAAACAAAGACATTGAAAGATTAAAGGCTGGGCTTAACGGCTCCACTCCCGCGATTGACGCTCAGCGCAAATCAATACTTGAGCTAGCCGGGGCTGCTGGCGCCACATCGAATCAGCTCGCTTCGGCGGTTCAAAACCTTTCTGCCCTTAGGAATGAGACCAGGCTTGACTCTGCTGCGTTTAACGCTCTTGGCAAGGATATTGTCGCCCTTAATGAAAAAATTGCAAGCCTTGCCGAACAAACAACAAAAACTGCAAGCGAGAACAGAGCTGCCGCTGCTTCTGTAAATGCAGTTCTTGCTAAATACGAGGCATCTGCTCAAAGCCAAGCGAAGCTTGCTGCCGATAGAGAGAAAACAGTCAGGGACGAAGTCGTTGCGCTTTCTAGCAAGAAAAAGGTCACCGATGATCTTATAAAAAAAGAAAATCAGCTAACCGCTGCGATTGCGAGAAGGAAGCAGCTCTCCGTCCAAGAGGGGGCGAGGGAGGCGAGAAGAAGGGTCAGGGCTGGTGCGCAGATTTACACTGGCGCCACCGAGCTTGGGCCAGTCGACGCTCTTGACCAAAGACTAGGAGATTTACCTCAAACAACAGCCGCATTTTCTCAAAGGCTTTCCGAGCTTCAAGATCGGCTTGTAAATACAGTCCGTGGTGGAGAACAGTATATTGCGGTCGCGCTTAGGATCGCCCAGGTCCAGCGAGAGGCAACAAAAGCAGCCCAAGGTCTTGGCGCCGCTCTGCTTAGCGATTTAAGCAGTGGGGTCGCAGCAAAGAGCCAAAAGAATCTGCGAGAAGTTATTGGCCAGCTTCAGGCAGAAATGTCTGAATTGAATACCGAAACTGCAGAGGGGTCGGCTAAATATGCGGAAAACGCGAGGCAGGTAAATAATCTTCAGAAAGAGCTTGACCAAATTGCTAATAGTTATCGCAATGTCTCTGATATGACGCGACGGGCGATATCTTCTCAGGTCGACTATGGGGCTGTTGCTCGCAAGATGTTCTTGGAGCGTGACCGGCCTGGGTACAAGACTCCGGCTGAAATAAGAGGCAGCGAATTTCTTGAAAGGGTAAACGCAGAAAGCCAAGCCATGCGGCAAACGCTTGCGCTCCCCGCCGCTGGCCAGACCTCGGCCCCTGGCACAGGAGCTGAAAGAAGCGGCATGGCGCGAGGGCCGTTGCCATACGCTACTGATGCTCAAGGTAGGCGCGTGCTTAAGGCAGGCGCAGCTGAGGTCACTTTCCGCGAACCAGTTGCGGCATCCTTTTATCCTCCCTTGGCGGGGAGAGCAAAAGCACGTCAGGAGAGTCTGCCAGCCGCTGAAGTGGGTGTCGCGCCAAATGTTGGCCTTAGCAATAAAGCTATTGAAGCACAAGCTTCTGCGTTGCAAAAGGCTGCTCAAGCATATGGACCCTATAACCGCGCTATCAGGCAAGCCAGGGCGGCGAATAATGGAAGTATAACCTCTATAAATAAATTAAAAAATGCTTTAATCGCGAAAAGAAACGAGTTGCCGACAACTTCTGCCGCTTTCAAGCGGCTGTCTAAAGAGATCGAGGATTTAGATAGAAAGACGCAAAAGGCAGGCGCCCGCCGTCGCATGTCCCCCATGCAAATGACGCAAGCTGCTGGCGCCGCGATTTCTGGGGGCATTTTTGGCGGCCCTGAAGGCTTCCTTGGCGGCGTTATTGGCTCAATCGGCGGCGTTGGCGGTGCATTCGCTGGCGCAGCTGTTGGTGCGCAAGTCGGCGGGCTTCGCCGCCAGATGGGAGAATTCGCAGATTATTCAGCGCAAATTGATAGGCTGAAGATTGCTTTGAAAGGCATTACAGAGATTCAAGGCGACGCTTCTCTAAGCCAAGCAAATTATTCTCAGGCTCTGGCTGCAGCTGCTAAAGCAACAGCGGACCTTAACATCCCGCAAGAAGTGGCGATTCAAGGGATGACTCGCCTCACTGCTGCGGTGAAAGGCGCTGGCGGCGGAGTCACTGACGCTGAACTGGCGTTCAAGAATATTAATTCTGCAATCATTGCGACAGGTGGAGGGGCCGAAGAAGTTCAAGGCGCTATAACGGCCTTAGTGCAAATTTTCAGCAAAGGGAAGGTTTCTGCAGAAGAAATTAATCAAATCGCTGAGCGATTGCCCGGCACGTTTAATAAAATTGCACAGGCTTCTGGCAGAACTGGGCCTGAGCTGACAAAAGCCTTAGAGCAAGGCGAGGTCGGCCTGAACGACCTGATGAAGTTTCTTGTTCAATTAGGGGACGAATACAACGATCTTGCGTTACAGCTTGCGGAATCTTCACAAAGCGCAGGTGCTCGAATGGAAAGAGCGTTTGACAAAATGCGCAAAGACGTAGGTGAGGCGCTGCAGCCTCTTGGCGCTGAGTTCCAAAATGCATTTAAGGAATTTATTGTAGAAATTACACCGTCTCTAGTGTCAGCTGCTAAGTCTGTGAGCGAGGCTTTGCAATTTATACTCCAAAACAGAGATGTTATCGGTATGCTGGCGTCCACTGCTTTAAAGTTCGCTGCGGTAAATCTGGCTATAAAAGGTTTTATTGCTTTAAAGGGGCCGGTCGTGGCAATGTTTGCATTATTGCGCAGCGGCTTTAAGGCTACTTCTCAAAACGCTGTTATGGCACAAACAAAATTGGCCGCTTTCGGCAAAACTGTAAAGCTTATGGCGGCATCTTTGGCGGCGCCAATTGTTATTACTTTCGCCATAGTTGGCGCAGAGCTAGTAATTTCTTATTTTAACAGAATCAAAAAGGCTAAGGCTGACCTAGAGGCAACGGCTAGTAAGCCCCAAGGCGAGGCGTTCTTTAGGTCTATCGGGGGGACCGCAGCGACAAAGCGAACTCTGCAAAGAAACATAAACGATATAATGAAAAATCTCGACATACTCAGAGATCGAGTTAAGGCTACGAAGAAAGAGATTGCCAGTTACAATCGAGCAGATAACTACTTCCCGGGCGAGCGAGCCTCTGGCGGCGCTGCCCCTCCTCCGCAAACTGCAGTTCCAGAAGATTTGAAGGCTCGGCTGAAAGCAGACGAAGCAGAAATAAAAAGACTTACCTTGAATTATAGAACAATAATCGACAGGTTTCCGGATGCGCCCGATGCTGCAAGCCCTAAAGTAACAGATTTTCCTTTGCCTGCTGCTGAAGACAAGGACTCTAAGAAAAAAACGAAAAAACGCGCAGCAAAAGTAAAAGACCCATTTGCGGCGGGCAATAGACTTCTTTTAGAGCAAGAACGGGAGTTTGCGCTCGCGGAAGAGACAAATGAATTGCAGAGAGAGCGCTTGAGGATAACATTTGAGCTAGACGACAAAATTAAAGATATCAACAAAAACGTCCATGAAACTCAAAGAGCTGAGGCAGAATCTAACGCGATAAGGCTGGCTAATATAGAATTTTCCCGAAAAGCTGGCGAGTATTTGGCCGAAGGAGTCCAAGAGCAGTTGCAAAAAATAGCGGCGGTTCAAAGAGAGAACGAAGAGTACCAGAAGAGAATTGAGCAAATAGATCAAATGCGAATTTTTGTGGGAGAGTTGTCGCAAGAAGAGTATGATCGCAACAAAGCGCTGGAGGCGGCAAAAGAACTGCTTGGAGATCAGACTCCTTTGTATGAAAAGGTAAAAGCTAAGCTTGAAGAAATGGCGACACCTTTGGGTAAATTTAAGACAGGGCTGCAGGAACTGATAACAGAGTCTGGAAACCTCGCGGATAATTTGGCCGGGGCAGGCGTGCAAGCCATAAGCCAGCTAGGAGAAGAGCTATCGAACTTTGTCGCCACTGGCAAGGCAGATTTCAGGTCTTTGACGGTCTCTATCCTGCAAGACATGGCACGCATTGCAGCACAAAGTGCATTTACAAATGCATTAAGGGGGGTTATAAACATCTTTAGTGGCGGCAGTTCTAGCCCAGCTCCGTTCGGCGTGGCTACGACAGGCAAAGCTTTTGACCTGGCGCTCAATGCAAACGGAAACGTATTTGCACAAAATAAAATCGTGCCTTACGCAATGGGCGGCGTGGTTAAGAAACCAACTTTATTCCAGTTCGCGGATGGGGGCGCAGGTAGGCTCGGGATTATGGGCGAAGCCGGTGCTGAAGCAATACTCCCACTCAAGAGAGGTGCTGATGGCAAGCTCGGGGTAGAGGCGCAGGGTGGCGGTGTCGGCAACATTGTGGTCAATGTTGACGCCAAGGGCACAACGACAGAAGGCAATGCACCTAATGCCAATATGTTGGGTAAACTAATTGGCAATGCCGTTCAGGCTGAGCTTGTCAAACAACGTCGCCCTGGAGGAATCCTGTCATGAGCACCAAAACATTTCCTAATGACATCTCTGGCTTCACGACTGGCAGCACAGCATACAACCCTGATTATAATGCCATCAAGAAGTCCAATCCTAGGATCAACGAGGTTCGGTTTGGAGACGGCTACAGGCAGTCTTCCGTTGTGGGTTTAAATCCTGACCCTAAGACTTGGACTCTGCAGTGGTCAAACATCAACGCAACAATTGCGGATGGGATTGAGGGTTTTTTAGAGGCAAGGGCTGGCCATGAAAAATTTTACTGGTCACCACCAGACGATACCGATGTTTATTTATGGCGCTGTCGATCGTGGCAAAAGGTAATGCCATATGGCAATTTATTTGAAATCAGTGCGACCTTTGAGGAGGTGTTTGAGCCATGACAACAAGCTATGGTGAGGGCCAACAGATCAATGATTGGGCATCTAGTCGATCGTATTCATTGGGGGAAATGGTTAACAGTTTCCCCAAGATGCACGGGGGTGCGTATGCATTTTTATGCGTTCAAGCAGGAATATCTGGAACCACTCAGCCATTATGGCCGTCTACAATCACAACTGAAGTCACAGACGGAACTGTTGTATGGAAAACCTTCGCCACAGTTGCACACCAGCTATTTAAGTTAGAGCCATCTGCGATTATTGAGCTGTTCGAGATCCACTTAAGCGCAGATGTCAACGGCGTAACTGATAGCCTGTACTTTCACGCTGGCACAAATAGCATCTCAACACCTTTAGTTTTTAATAGGATAGGCTACGATCCCGCACCTGTCGAGGTTGACGGCTTTGTGAAGACGACCCAAGGAGCCCTTCCCCGGCCAACGCTAAGAGTCGCGAACCTTGATAGCAGGATATCAAGCATTATCAACACTCCAGGGCAGGACGTCCTTGGTGCTGTCGTAAAAAGAGTTAGAACGTGTCAAAAGTTCCTTGACTCAATAAACTTTTTCGGCCAAGAATTTATTTACGAAGACGGCACTGTCGCGATTACTGAGAGCGGGGAGATTTTAGTGTTTGCAACGCATGACACCAGCGACCCCTTCGCTAAGTTCCCGGACGAAACTTATGTTATTGAGAGAATTACAGAAGAGAATAGGGATCTTGTGGAGTTTGAGCTTGCATCCAGTATTGATGTTTCCAATTTATTTTTACCACGACGAAGAGTTGTAGACTCTTGTCCATGGAAGTACAGGAGCAATAATTGCAACTACATTCTTAGTAGACATCCAGTTGGGCACACTGTTGATTCAACTTTTGAAAATCCACAAACATGTCAAGGCGGCTCTGCCACCGATGTATGCCCAAAGACAAGAGAAGCTTGCGAGGCTCGTTTTGGAAAAAATATTTGGCTTCCATTTGGAGGATTCCCAATTGCAAGCTTATCTGATTAGTGCAGCGGCTCACGCTGACAGAGAATACCCAAAAGAAAGCTGCGGTTTAATAGTCAGTGGCAAATACTGGCCATGTGAAAACATTGCGAAGGATCCATTTGCTGATTTCGCCATAGACCCAAGAGCTTATTTAGGCGCTCAATTGTCAGGAGTTATTGAATCAATTGTTCATTCTCATCCATCGGACAGCCTTCCAAGTGAAGTAGATATTGGCGTCTGCAAGCGACTTGGTGTACCTTGGTACGTGTACATGGTGGGCAAAAAAGAATGGTTGACTATCGATCCTTGCTCGGGAGAAGTTGGCAGTATGGAGTAAGTGACTGTTATTCATTGCTTCAGGATTTCTACGCGCTAATGGGCGTTGACTTGCCAGACTTCCCGCGCCCAGAATGCCTCGAGAAAAGTCACAGCATATTTTTGAGACATGCAAAGCAGATCGGCTTTTATCAAACAAGTTTCGCAGATAAGCGATTTGGCGACGTGTTTATCATGAATTTAGGTACAGACCATCCAAACCATGCTGCAATTTACGTTGGTGACATGCGAATGATTCATCAGCGGGAAGACTCGTTAAGTGTGGAAACCGGCTTGGCAAGCTATTATATTGAAAGTATTGCTGCGGTTTTCCGCTATGGAGCAAACCGTTCGTTTACTTGACGGCCTAGGGCAGCGTCACGGGGCCGTCCACACTTACGGTAATTTGCGTTCGCCAGCAGATGCAATAAAGCTTTTGTGTATAAATTCACCAGCTTTTCAGAAAGAGCTGGTTGAGGCTCATCAAGACGGTGTAGGGTATCAAGTTATCCAGGGCGGTCGCGCGATTAAAGGATATGAGGATTTAGCCTTACCCTTTGGCTCAAATGATCTTTATATTGTCCCAGTAGTTATTGGTAGTGGCGGCAAAGTAGGAAGAAGTCTTGGTTTTATTGCGCTAGGCGTAGGTTTAGTTGCTTTTTCAATTCTCACGGCTGGTGCAGGCGCTGGTTTTTTAGGACTGGGGGCTGGTGCTACTCCGGCAGGATTGTTTGCTGGCGCGAATGCCGTTTCATCAATCGTTGGGGGGATTGGCCTGTCAATGGCTATATCAGGCGTGACATCATTGGTCGCACCTCAGCCTCAGTTACCAAAACCTACAGGAATAAGAAGGTTTGAGACTAAGTCTGGTGGCTCTGGTGACAATGTACGAGCTACTGGAACCAGAGGATTAAGTCGAGCCACTAACGAGGATCAATCGTATCTTTATACAGGCGCTAGAAATTCAAGCGGGCCAGGAGGAGTCGTGCCAGTTGTTTTTGGCAAGGTTTTAATTGGTTCGCACTTGCTCTCACTAGATGTCGTAACAGGAGATACAGGTAGCAGCAGCTATACAGCCCAGGTGACGCGCGGAGGCATTAATCAAGTAGAAATTCAAAATAGTATTATCACAAATAGCTATGAATCACTTGGGGGACTGAGGACAAGGATGATCAAAGACAGTGACTTAAAGCCACATAATGGAATTTACGGCGTACAGGACACTAATGATGCCGCAGATGGAGGTAATAAGTATTATGAAACTGTTGAGCAGATCAAGACCATTAGTTTCAACGCTGAAGACAAGTCTGCGATAAAAGGAGTTTCCCATGAATTACGTGAAAACAGGGCCTTTGGCCTTCGAGACTCTGATAAACATCAGTGGAAAACGTACAACTGGGAAATCGTCTTACGACTCCCAAATGGATTGTTTGATTTTGTAACACCCAACAGACCCTTTCCCTCGGGTCGAAAGCCAACAGGATTACAAAGGCAGCCTGGGATCATAAGTTACACAATTGAATTAAGGGCCGTTGGACGATATAACAATGAGACAAAGCAAGTGCTGGCTGTAAGCAGTGCAACCCTAAACGCAAACCTTGATCCCACTTATCCTGCAGAAGGATTTTCAAAAGGCTTTACATGGGTTCACTCAATTAATTACGGCCAGATAGACAATGTTATCCAAAAGTCAAACGGAGACCTTATAAATGATAACTTTAGAATCAGGCCATTTTTAATAATTGATGACTTTTTCCTTTCGGGCAGGAATTACTTTAAGCTTGAGGTGGTCCAGACTGGGTACAAAAATGTCGCTAATGGAATGGGCCCGGTGCTGCGATCGTCCAAGCAGCATGCGGAACACGATAGCTATGGAAAAATTGAGAACCCATCACGTGCTTTCGACTTTATTTGAGGCAGGTATACTTGTTGTATTCGTGAAAGCGATCGCATGGCTCTCAATAGCTTCGCTCGATTTAAAATTGTAGATCTACTGTGCGAAGGGCCTATTGGGGGTTTTGCGACAGACGATCCTTATGAAAGTGTTTTCTTGAATGATATTCCTCTAGTTGTTAATAACGAAAAAACCTACAAAGATAAAGTCAACTTTGATTTTTTTCCTGG